CCACGGTAGGGCATAGCGTGTCCGCGCCGTGCGGGCTGCACACCCTGTCGGCCTCTATCACCCGTATGGTCAGGCTGTACGGCTGGCTGTTGTCCGCCCGCGCGCTCTCGCCCATCAGCGCAAAAGTGTCGCCGTTCATCAGGTAGCCCGTAAAGGCGAGCTGTTGCAGTTGGTAAAAGCTGTCTATGTGGTCGGCATCGCAGCTCGGCGTGTCCGCCCACATATCAAACTCGTGCACTATCTGCGCTTGCAGCGCGCTGGCCTGCTCCGCGTTGAGCCCCAAAAAGTCAGCATCCACAAGCGGCGTAGGCATTATACCGCTGCCCACCACGTTTATGCGCTTGGTGTTTATGGCTGCCGTCGCTACCGGCGTGCCCATATAATCATCCCTGCTGCGGCGGCGCAGCAAGTCGAGGTTATCTTCTATATCCTCTTTCGCGCTGCCGCCGCTGTCCGTGCGGCCTATGCTGTGCTTCTTGTACCTGTTGGCGCCGTGCTCTCCGTAGCCGCTGTTCAGTATTTCGAGCTTTCGCCGCGCTATTGCGCGCCGCGCACCGGCCTCCGGGCTAAATGCACTGATAGTTGCGTCTATGCCTTGATTCATGGCGGCAACCGCGCGATACAGAATATTCTCTTTCACTCGGCACCACCTCTTTTACAAATCTCTCGGCACCACCCTGTACACACGATTGCGCCCGCTTGTGCCGCTTTCGGCGGCCTCCGCTTCAGTAACCTTGTCGTCCCAGTAGTCGATTGCTTTCTGTATATCGGCCAGATCCGCCCTCGTCAGCGAGCGCGTTCCCATCTGGTAGCTTTGCCCCGTCATTACTTTCTGCTCGGCTTCAAGCCAGCCGCTAAGGTGCTGCTTCGCTTCCTTTACCGAAATGTGAGTAGCCATCTCAAATCCCTCCGCTCAACCTGCGCCGCCCTGCCGTGCGTGCAGCGGTTTCATCCGGCTTTTTAAGCTCGGGCGGGTTTATAAATTCAAGGCAGGCCATGGCGTAATTGCGGCAGTCCAGCGGCTCGTTGCGCTTGTGCCGGTGGTCCTTTATTTCCCAAACCTTTACAGGTCTGCCCATCTTTGTGCGCACTACCTCTTTTTCGGAGGCAAGCCCCCTAAAGTAGTCCTCGCTGTAGTATCCGGCTCTTTCGTCCCGCGGGAAATGGCAGTACATTGGCGCGCCCTCGTCCAGCACTCTCAGCGCGTGGTATACGCGCGCCTTGCCGCTGTCAACGCCCACTATTACCTGTTCTATCTTCGCGCGGTTGTTTTTGCTCACCTTGCCGGGGTAGGCCACGCCAAAGCCCGCTTGACCCTTTATGCCGTGCAAATGGCGGTATTCGCGCTCCTTGCAAAACGGCAGCACCTGGTCTTGGAAGTGTCCTTGGCTGTCCATAAAAGCGCCGCGCAGATACATCGCCTCGCCGTTCGCCTTGTAAAAAGGCTGCTTCAAAAACTCGTCCAGCTCTTTCCACACTGCGCCTTGTGTCAAGTCGCCGTATATCTTCTGGTAGCGTATGCCCCAGCTTTCGCGCTGCTCGTTCCAGCCCACTACCTCTATCTCGAAACGGTCATCCTGCGTGTCTATCCCTGCGGTCAGTACGCGCACGCCGTCCGGCACCTCAGCCTCGTATATCTCGCAGCGGTTCATCAGCTCTTCGCCCTCTACGGTCTCGCCGCGCTCCTCCCACGGCTCGCCCATTTCGGTGTTCGTCCAAACCTTTAGCTGCTCAATATCTCCGTTTTTGGCGTTATCCCACGCTTTTAAAAACTTGTCCACTACCTCTGTCCAGCCACAAAACAGGCTGCCCAGCGTGTTTATGTGGAAGCTCCTGTACGGCGCGTCCTTGCAGGCGGCAACGTATTTGCCGCGCCGGCTCTGCGCCTTCCAGCGGTATTCTCCGCTCACCGCGCCGCACTTTTCGCACACATAGCTAACGTTCTGGCTTCCGTGCGCCCAGTTCTCCCTGTCAAACCTTACGTTTGCCCACACAAGCGGCTGGTACTCCCCGCACTCAGGGCAGGGCAGGTTCCATTCCTCTTGCGTGCCGCCTAAGTATTCCTCGTATATGCGGCTCGTGCTCTTGTCCGTCGGCGTGCTCACCATAAAGATTTTGTAGTTCCAGTAGGTGGTTGCGCGCTTTTCAATAAGCGTCAGGGGGTCGCCCTCCTTGCCGGCGCTTGCGGGGTATGCGTCCACCTCGTCTGCCAGCAATATCTTTGCGGGGCGGCTGCGCAGAGCCGTTGGACTGTTTGCGCCTATAATGGCTATGCTGCCGCCGGGGAAGTCCTTCTTCAATATCGTGTTGCCGCTGTTGCGTGCCGAGCCGCTTATCAGCTTTCTTAGCTCCGGCGTGTCGTTAAACATCGGCGTCAGCCTGTCCTTTGAAAGCGTCTCGGCCATTTCGATAGTCGGCTCCATTATGATTATCGGTGCCGGCATGTAGTGCGAATTGTACCCCAGCGCATTAAGGAGCATCTCCGTCTTGGATATTTGCGCGCTGCACATCATCACGGTCTTGTGCGTGTGCGCATCGCTCATGCTGTCCATTATCTCGCGCGTCCACGGCGCATTGCTCGTTTTCCATGGCCCCGGCATTGCGCTGCTCTTGGCGTTCAACATCCTGTACTTGTCCGCCCACTGGCTCAGTGTCAGCTTCGGCGGCGGGGCAAGCCGGGCTATCACCCGTTTCAGCATTGCGGCTGTCTGCGGTTGCGTCGTCATTGCTACAGCCATACTTTGCCACCTCCACTGCGCAGCGTTCAAACGGGCAGTACACCCACCTGTTCGATATCCGCGTTCCCCATAAGCACCTACTGCACATCTTCGGCTTTTCCGGCCTGTTTGGGTTTGTGTGCAGCGGCTTTTTTGGTTTTCTTCTCGCCTTTAGCATTTCCTCCAACAGCTCCGCTTCTGCCGGCGTTAGTTCCATTAGTGCCACCCTTATCACCCTCCGGCAGCGCAAAAGCGTTTTCGTAATGGCTCATTTCCTCAAGCGCTTCTTCTATCGAGCCTTGCAGCAGGTCAAAGACCTTGTTTTTGTCTCCCTCTAACTGTACGATGTTCGGCGTCAGCTTTGCGGGCAGCGCCAGCATCCGCGTGCGCAGATTGGCTACAAGCACCGTCAGGGCTTTTTCAATTTCGCCGGTCTCGTGCAGGTCGTTTTTGCGCAGCCCGTTTTCAAGCTCCGCCGCTTCGGCCTTTGCCTTTGTCAGCCGCGCGCGCTGTTCGGTATAGGTATCCTCTTGCGCGTCCGCGCCGCGCAGGTAATTTATATAGGCGTTCACGGTAGGCACAAGCTCATACAGCCCCGGCTTTGCCTCGCGGATAACTCCCTTGGCGCGCAGCTTGCGCACATTGCGCTCTGTCATGTCCAGCACTGTAGCTATGGCCTTAGCCGTGTATAGCGTCATCTGCTGCGCCGTCCTCTCCGTCAATTATAAAAGTCCCGCTTGCGCGCATACGCATAATTTCAAGCCGCTGCCGCTCTAAATCTTCCTTGCGCTCGCCGTCCTCTATGCCTTGCAGCGCGTTCAGCACCGCGATTATCCTGCCCTGTATCCTGTACAGCGCTTCATCCAGCTTCTCGATCCTCGCAAACGCAGTATCGCTCGAATACATGCCCATAGTCTGCGCCGCGCCGTCCTCGCCCGTTTCGCCGTCCGGCTCGCGCATATCCATCAGGCTTGTCAGGTGCAGCGTTTCGGCATCCTCTTTTTCGTATTGCCTTATCTTTTCAAGCGTGCGGTTTTCGCGTATGCGCAGTATCTTCAGCTCATGGCGCAGGTTTTCGCGGTTGCTTTCCGGCGTCATGTCGGTAATGGCCTGTTCCTTTTCGGTCAGCTCGTCCATAAAAACGGCGCTGTAGGCTCCGTCCTTTTCGGCGTTCCTGTTGCGCAGCGGCGCGCCGCCGCTGTTGCCGGCCGCGTTTTTGTTCCCCTTCGGCGCGCCGCGCTTCGGCGTGGCCTCACTGTCCCAGCCTTCCTTTTCCTTCCACCGGCGCAGCGTGCCGTAGTTCACGCCCATCTTTTGAGCAAACTCGCTCATGTTTACCTTTTCGCCTTTAGCGCGCCGCCGGATATACTCGCGTTTAGCGGCGGCCTTAGCATCCCTTTTTGCCGCCATTTGCCGCCTCCGTGCAACAAAAAAGCCCCAGCGCCTTGCGGCGTTGAGGCTTTACATAATTCTTCACTGTACCAATTATAGCACATTTAGCGGCTCAGTCAAGCTCATTTGTCCATAAAAATGATTTCAACAAGCCATTGACACCTGCGTCCGTTCCGTGATATAATGCTTATCGTAAGGTTTATGTGCCTTATGGCTGTTTTTTCTCATATAAAAACGGCAGGTTCCCTTTTGCTGTTGCGGGAGCCTGTCGTTTTTTGTTTTGGCATTCGCGCCTCATGCCATAGCTTTCAGGGCTTATTCGTTTTTGCTGTGCCAATCGGCGCGCATATAATCTTCAACCATACGCACCCACATAGAAAGAAACACTCCGACCGGCGGCGCGTGCGTCGCGCCTTTCGGCAGGTACGCGCGCAGCGGGGCAAAGCTTTCATCTTCCATCATCTGCCGGCTTGTCCGGCGCAAGAGGCTGTCTATCGCCTCCGGCGAGCATCCCGTGTACTTTTCGATTACAGGGAAGAGCTCGCATCGGATTGCCGTCAGCCTCATGGGCTTTTCAATTATGGCTTTTGCTGCAACAAGCATGGTCCAATAAGCCATCTGGTTTGGGGTTATTTCAAGGGCGTACAAGGCTCTCGAAATCGGAGATAAGAGGTCATTATGTGACAAATTCACGGCTGTTTTCCTCACTTTTTAACGATAGTAAATCAGAAACAGCAACATGCGGGGGCACTGCTAAGGGCGTAGGTCGGGAAACCGGCGCGAGGGTTCAAATCCCTCCTACTCCGCCAAATGCCGAAAATCAACTTTAAACCGTTGGTTTTCGGCTTTCTTTTTTGTTTTTTCGCTTTTCACAAAACTTTCACGTTAGAGTGCCCGCAGCCACAACGACTTCGCTGTTGCTATTTCGTGATTCCTGCTTGAATTTACTACTTCGCTGTAAAAATGTCAACTTTTTGGAGTGCTAATTATACACATTTGCCCCTGTTTGAGGGTGGTTTTGCAGCGAAACATTTTCATGGCTGCTCTGCATTACATGAAACTTTTTCATTTTGCAAATAAAATAAAAAGCCCGCACGTTGTTTTTGCCGTGCGGGCTTTTTCGCTTTTACTTGCGTTATGTTTTTGTGGGCTCGGGCCGTCCTGCGGGGCACTTAGATGTACTATAAAAAGGGCTTTCGTGTGCTCCGCTTCTTCAAGCTGCATCCGCGTTGCTTCCGGTTTACTGCGCGGTTGCTATTTGCCCAAAATTATAGCGTTCTTTCGCCCGTTTGTTGACGCGGCAAGGGCGCGCAAGGGGCACGTTTGGGGCGGTAGCGGGGCGTATATTCGCTTGATTGCCCGCCGCTTTTAAGCCTATTCGAGCTTGTTTAGCGCGTCTAATTTTGCGTCAATCGAGATGTGCGTGTAGTGCTCTGCCGTCATGGAGTAGCTCGTGTGCCCCATTATCTGCTGTATGATGGCAGGCTGTACGCCTTCCTCGGCAAGCATGGTCGGCGCCGTGTGGCGGCAGCAATAAGGCGTTAGCTCTTCGCGCAAGCCGACGCGCTTTGCCATTGCGTGCCACTCGTCATAAAAAGCATCTTCACTTAGTCCGCACAGTCTGCTTTCGTTTTCGTGATATGCCTCCGTTACCAGCGGCATGATCTTGTCGCAAAAGATGATTTGCCGTGCCTTGCCTGCCTCCGTCTTTATGCCGCCCGTGCAGTATTGCTCCTTCAGGCGCACATTGCGCTTTTGGATGGTAAGCATCTCGCCGGTGCGTATGCCTGTATAGCACATAATGATAAAATACTTGGTGTTCGGGTGGCCCGCATTGTAGTCGCTCCACAGGCTTTGCACTTCCTCGCGCGTAAGCGATGAGCGCTCGGAGGTTTTCATCGGCGGCAGTTCCAACAGCTCGGAATAGTCCCTCTCGACATACTCATACTTGATGGCAAGCTCGTATATCCTGTGCAGCAGAGCTTTTATGTCGCGCTTTGGATAATAGCCGCCCTCGCGCTTGTCTATGAGCGGTTGCAGGTCAGCATACCTCAGCCCGCTTATTTTTGCGTTGTGTATTTTTTTAATGCTGTCCCAGGCGGTGCGGTAGTGGCTGGCCTTGTCCTTGCTTATTCGCGTGAACCAGCGCGCAGTCACTTCATCGTAAAGCTCTTGCATCGTGGCATCGGTAGGCCGCTCTTTTGCGTTCATGGCCTTTTCGCGCAAGGCCGGCAGCATTGCCAGCGCCTCTTTCTTCGACGAAAGCCCCTGTTTCGTTGCATAATACTTTATGCCGTCTCGAAACGTGGTTACTTCCGCTTTCCACTTGCCGTTGCGCATCATGAATACCGTGCCCTCGCCGTTCGACCTCGTTTTGCGTGAGCGCGCTTGACGGCATCCGCACCAGTTGCAAAAGGCCGCGCCGTCCGGGATCTCTTTGTGACATTTTTTGCATAGCATTTTTAATCCTCTTCGTTTTTAGCGTGTATGCGTTCTTCCGCATAGCGAGCGGCGCTTTGCCGCGGGCTATGCTTTTTTAGTATAGCTTTCTTGTTGCTTCTTTGTAAAACGATATAGTGCGTCAAAATGCGTCGCAGCGCGTCGGGTTGGCTCATTCAAGTCAACAGTGCGCACCCAAACCTTTCAATGGTCTGCCGTTCGGCAAAATGCGGCATGACGCGTCAAAATGCGTCGGAAAGCGCCGTCATTCAGTGCTTTCCGTTCAATTTCGATTTTGTCTTGAATTTGCGGGGGTGGTTGTGTTATGCTTTTGTTGCAGAATTATGGAGGTGAGCCTATGCCCATTAAAGACCATCGAGGCGAGCGTTATGGCCGTTTGGTTGTCGAGAGCTTTTCGCATACAACTTCGGACGGGTATTCCGCTTGGGTGTGCCGTTGCGATTGCGGCAACCGCATTACAATTACCGCCAATAATTTGCGGCGGCGAAAAGACCCCTCTTGCGGTTGCAACGGTGAAGCGCATCTCATTCACATAAGTGCGGGGAGCCGTTTCGGCAGGCTTACCGTAATTCGCCGTGTAGAGTGCATCGATACTTCTGCGCGTTATCTTTGCAAGTGCGACTGCGGAGGGGAGACTATAGCGCGTGGCGCAAGTCTTGTAAATGGCCATACGCAAAGTTGCGGGTGCTACCGTGTCGAGCGCATCCGCAATGCCATTACAAAGCACGGCGGCTGCGGCGAACGCTTGTATAGTATACGTGGCGGGATGATTGACCGTTGCACAAACCCCAATTGCACCAGTTATAAAAATTATGGAGGCCGAGGTATCTCAATCTGCGAGGATTGGTTAAACAGTTATGATTCTTTTCGCGATTGGGCCCTCTCCCACGGCTATGATGACAGCCTAACCATCGACCGTATAGACAACGATGGAAACTATTGCCCCGAAAATTGCAGATGGGTAACGCGGGAAGTCCAAGCAAGCAATAAGCGCCCGCGCAAACCACGCGAAAACATCTCATTTCGTGGAGAAATGGTTTCGGCGCGTTATCTTTCCGAGCTCTCAGGGCTACCAGAGAGTGCAATTAAAGCGCGCCTTCGTCTCGGCTATTCTGTAGAGGAAGCCGTATCAATTCCTCTACATGCACGAAGAAAATAATTAAAAATCGCAAAATTTAAATGCGCCCACAGGGGCGCATTTTTTCGTATGTGCGTATTTTTTGAGAGGGTGGGGGTGGCGCTCCGTGGCGGGCGGAACCAGTTTTTCTGCGATGTATCAA